AGAAGAGTTCTTGCTGAAGCAGCAAAGAACAGGAACTTCGATCTAATGTATCGAGGCATCAAAGTGAAGAGCAAGGCAGTTCCTTGCAGTTAATATAAAAAGGGGGTTTACATACCCCCTTTTTTAATGTATAATTTTAAAAAAAGAGTGTAAGTTATGGCACTACATATGCGTGAGCAAATCTTAAGAGCATTGATAGCACATGCTCAAGGTGATATTGCAAAACACAAAGCAAATGTTGAAGTATATCTAGAAAATCCTGCAGGTGTTGGTGAACACACTGATATCCTAGAATCTATAGAAAAAGAAATAGATATAATTGCAAAATATCAAGACCAAATAGATATAATTAAGAAGTATTTTATGTCTAGTCAAACTATGACAGACATAGACAGAAGATCTAGTGAGATTTAATAAGTGATGGATACTCAGATTAAATTAGTCAGTGCTACACCTGATGCTGAACAACATATGGGATATGTTGCTCGTGTATCTAATCCTAAGAACCAAGACAATCCTAATGTATCTGGGTTGTTGAAGTATTGTATTAAGCATGGTCATTGGAGTGTCTTTGAACAAGCATTCATGACTGTAGAAATCAATACTACTAGAGGACTTGCGGCACAGATACTACGCCATAGATCATTCACATATCAAGAGTTCTCTCAGAGGTATGCTGATAGTAGTTTGTTAGGAGATAGTATTCCTCTACCTAAACTACGTCGTCAGGATGATAAGAACAGACAGAATAGTATTGATGATATAGACCCATTAATGCAACAAGACTTTGAGATTAAAATGCAAAGACATTTTGTTGATGGAATGCATTTGTATAAAGAGATGTTGGATGCAGGTATTGCAAAGGAGTGTGCTAGATTTGTATTACCACTTGCAACACCAACACGTTTGTATATGACTGGTAGTGTACGTTCATGGATACACTATATTGATTTGCGTTCTGCACATGGAACACAGAAAGAACACATGGATGTGGCAGAAGGAGTTCGCAGGATATTTACCGAACAATTTCCAGTTGTCGCAGAAGCTCTTGAATGGGCTAAATAACTATCCAATATTGTATTCATATGGCCACATACCCTGTTATTAATAAAGAAACTGGTGAACAAAAAGAAGTGTCAATGAGCGTTCATGATTGGGATCAGTGGAAGACTGACAATCCTAATTGGCAACGATATTTCACTCCTGAAAATTCTCCAAGTTTAGGTGTTGAGGTTGGTGAGTGGAGAGATAAACTTGTTAATAAAAATCCTGGATGGGGGGAAGTTCTGAAGAAAGCTGAAAAGTCTGGAGGTATCTCTGGACGCTTAGCTAAAAGAGGTTCTTACGAATCTTCTACTCAATCTGCCTTTGATGTTGATTAATTATGCCACGTAAAAAGAAAACATCAGATCCAATTGGGGTGGGTCTAAGTATGTCGGCCAAACAGATGAAGAGAAAGAAACCATTAAATTCTGATTTGATGAGAGAGATAGAACCTCTCACTGAGAACCAGAAAACATTGTTTGAATCATATGATGTAGGTAAAAATGTTGTTGCATATGGATGTGCAGGAACAGGTAAAACTTTCATCACGTTATATAATGCTCTTTGTGATGTTTTAGATCAAACAACTCCTTATGAAAAAATCTATATTGTAAGATCACTTGTTGCTACTCGTGAGATTGGTTTCTTACCTGGCGACCATGATGATAAATCTTTCTTGTATCAAATACCATACAAACATATGGTAAAGTACATGTTTGAATTGCCTACAGAAGCAGACTTTGAAATGCTCTATGGTAATTTAAAAGCACAAGGAACTATTGATTTTTGGAGTACATCATTCATTCGTGGAACTACTTTTGATAAGTCTATTATTATAGTAGATGAATTTCAAAACTTGAATTATCATGAATTAGATAGTATAATGACAAGGGTTGGTGATAGATCTAAAATTATGTTCTGTGGAGATGCCACTCAAACTGACCTTATCAAGCAGAATGAAAGAAACGGTATTCATGATTTTATGAGAGTCCTTCGTATGATGTCTTCAGTTGACATTGTAGAATTTGGTGTTGAGGATATTGTTCGTTCTGGTTTAGTCAAAGAGTATATACTCGCAAAAATGGAACTTAATTTATGACCTTTACTCATCATAATTTCTTAGGTGATCTTGAATTAGAGAAGAAAGAAACTCCTGGCTGCCGACTGTATCATCTACCTGATGGTCAGTGGGTTCCTTCTATTACATCAGTGACTTCTTTTTATAATAGACAAATCTTTATTAACTGGCGTAAGCGAGTTGGTATTGAGGAGGCAAATCGTATTACTAAAAAGGCAACTACCCGTGGCACAGACTTTCATGAAGCAGTGGAAGTATATATGAGGAACAATGAAATAGATTGGAGTCAGTTTAAACCTGCAACTCAGTTTATGTTTCATCATGCCAAACCATACTTAGATAAGATTGATAATGTACATGCTATTGAGAGGACACTTTACTCAGAGTATCTTGGATTAGCAGGTAGAGTTGATTGTATTGCTGAGTATGAAGGAGAACTAGCAGTCATAGACTTTAAGACATCTGAAAAGATTAAACCTGAGAAATGGTTAGAAAACTATTTTGTACAGGAGACTTTCTATGCTGCTGCATATTATGAACTAACTGAGATACCTGTCAAAAAACTAATCACTATTATGGTAACACCTGGTGGTGAGGTAAAAGTATTTGACAAACGGAACAAAGAAGACTATATTAAACTTCTAGTTCGTTATATTAAAGAATTTGTTACTAACAACACTAATGAAAAAACAAGTTAATGAATTAGAAAAAATATTGGAGAGCAAGTTCTTTTGTCCTGCTAGATTTGCACAAGAGATAGAAAGTCTGGTGCAAGTTAATAAGGACATGAATTATATTGATGCTATCGTTTACTTCTGTGACCAGAATAGTATTGATGTCGAGTCTGTTCCAAAATTAATATCTAAACCACTTAAGGAAAAACTTAAGTACGAAGCACAAGAATTGAACTTTCTAAAGAGAAGTTCACGAGCAAAATTACCTTTATGAAATGATGGCCTTTGATGCCTACCGTTGTTATCTTTCGTTAAAAAACCACTTTACTAAAGACCATTACGATTACATCAAGTATCGTGGCAAGACAAGAGCAACCAAACAAGCTTTCTATAAAAGAAAGGATAGATTTTGGTTTGAGAAATTTGCAAGATCAAAAAATGATAAAGAAGTAGAAGAGTTTTTTGTATCTAATTTTATTAGCACCACTGATCCTGCGACGATGTGGATTGGTGATATGATAAAGAATGGAGAGGCAAGATATATTGATTGGAAAAAGAAAGTGGAGTCTCTCTCATATAATTTTAAGGAAGAAACTAGTTCTGTTTTTGCTGATAATAATTTTGATGCTATGTTTCATATTGATGGGTCAAGGCATCCAGATATTTTGAAAGAATATTTGGGAGGGAAAATATCACTTGAAACTATGGTAATATGTGATATAATATTAGGGTATGTGAAGGAATGGGACAAGAAACTAAACGATCCTGTGTGGGAAACCGTTAGTATGAAAATTAAAAAATATAAACCCTTCCTAAATATAGATGTACAACGCTACAAAAAAATTCTAAAGGAGATAGTTATTCATGGCTCTTAGTAATGCTGATGTTCTTAAAAATTTAAAAGAACAAAAAACACAACTAGAACAAAGTTTGGAAAGTAATCGCACAACATTATTAAAAGTGTTGGGTGCTATTGATGTCCTAGAACAAATTGAAGAACAAAGTGATGAAGAAACTCCTGCGGAGGAAGAATGACTTTCTTTGATTCAGAAGTAGTTCGTGCAGAGATGGCAGAGATTAGTGAACTTCAAGAAGAAGTTTATAATAATGTCTTCAAATTTCCTGGCATGACTAAAGAGGATCAAATTCATCATATTGAACTTCTTGAAAGGTTGTTAGAGAAACAACGAGTTCTTTATACTCGTTTAAGTTTATCAAAAGATCCAGAAGCTCAGCAGATGAAAGAGAATATAATTGAGAGTGCCAAACAAATGGGACTTCCAGTTAATGTTGATATGCAAGTTGTTTTTAAAAATATGAACGACATGGTTGACATTATGAAATCTCAACTTGACAAAGGTAAACATTCTTCATAGAATAGCAAAGTACAAACAAGCCAAATCAAAAAACAAATCTAATGTCATTTAACGACTTAAAAAAACAATCCTCTCTAGGATCTCTGACTCAAAGATTAGTCAAAGAAGTGGAGAAGATGAGTACATCAGGTGGTGGAGCAGATGAACGTCTCTGGAAACCTGAAGTAGATAAAACAGGTAACGGTTATGCCGTTCTCCGTTTCTTACCAGCACCAGAAGGTGAGGATATTCCGTGGGCAAAGATTTATTCCCATGCATTCCAAGGACCAGGTGGTTGGTACATTGAAAATTCTTTGACCACAACTGGTGGTAAAGATCCAGTCTCAGAGTATAATCGTGAACTCTGGAACAGTGGTAATGAATCAGACAAGGATGTTGTCCGTAGACAGAAGCGTAAGCTTTCATACTATGCTAACGTCTATGTTGTAAAAGATCCTACCAATCCTCAAAATGAGGGTGGAGTATTTCTCTACAAGTTTGGTAAGAAAATCTTTGATAAGATTATGGAAGCAATGCAACCAGAGTTTGAGGATGAGACCCCAATCAATCCTTTTGATTTCTGGCAAGGTGCAAACTTCAAGTTGAAGATTGTGAAGAAGGATGGTTACTGGAACTACGATAAGTCAGAGTTCGATAAGGTAGCACCTTTACTTGATGATGACGATGCACTCGAAGCATTGTGGAAGAAGCAGTATTCACTTGCTGCTGTAACCGCACCAGACCAGTTCAAGTCATACGATGACCTGAAGAAGCGTTTGGACTATGTTCTAGGACAGAAGCAACCTGCACGTCGCTATGACGAAGAGGTAGCAAACGAAGATAATAGTCGTGGTTCTTATGCACCAGATTTTAATACTCGTAAGGCAGAGGCAACTGTAGCTGCAGCAACTGCACCAAGTTCATCTTCATCAACTGAAGAAGATGATGCTCTCTCTTATTTTCAAAAGTTAGCAGAGGAATAATTACTGATATAGTTTTATATTTTCTCCTCGAACCAAGGTTTCACTCACATACTGAGTGGAACCTTTTTTATATGGCATCAGTTCATCAATATCATCCTTAACTATGTTTAGATATCTTGGTTTTAATAGAAATATTTCTCTCTTTGCATCTTCTATTTTGGATTCATATTCATAGTTTGTAACAGGTATTGCTACATTTGTTTTAGTCACATCTTGTGTTATTGATGTATCGAAAAAGGATACGCTAAAATTAAAATCGCATTCCAAACCTTTTTGTACTATGATAACTCCTGAACCATTTTTTATTTCTGGTGTTTCATAATGATGAATGGCATTTAAGTTTTCATATGTTTTATATTTTTCTATCAGATATCTATCAAAATCATTTTGAAGTAATGGCCATTCTGTTTGTACGTTTATCGTATTATTAGATGTTAAAACTAACCAATCTAAATTAGAGTCTCCATAAAAATCAAAAGCAACATTGTCAGGTCTATCGTTGCCCTTAATTTGATATTTTGTAAAAAGTGTTACGTCTTGAAAAATATCATCTCTAAGTTTAACTTTTTTGAATAAGTTTTTTACCGTAGTGTAATCTGATATCTTAGCATCTGATAGTCTGCTAACATATTGAAAGTCTGGAACTTTTTGAAAATAATTTGACATTTTAGAATCCTATTTCTCCGTTAGTAAATTCGTTATAATCATTATTAAATATTGGTTCAAGTTCACTAAACCCAAGTGTCATTCTGTATGATGTCATGACACCATCCTCATAAGCAGCATAGTTACCATCTGGAGTGTACTCAACACCACAACTTGTTAGAGCACATTCTTTAAACTTATTTAATCCTTTATGTTCTCTTGATCTTCTTTCATAATTTAGTCGGAAAGTATGAGGAGATTTAAGGAATAGATTACCTTGTGTTTTAATGGGTGCCATTCCTTGTTTGAAGAAACGAATAATTTTTAAGATTGTAGCACCTTCTTCTGGTGTCCTTGCAGACATTTGAAAAGCAAAACTAAATTGTCTTAGTTGTGGTTGACTGAATAATAATTCTACGTTTGGATTTATTATCTGACCTGTTGTTCTTTGTAGTAAAGCAGCACTATCACCAGTAGCAGCACCAACTATAGCTCCTGATAATGCAGTTTTTACCTCATCTTTATTTGTTCCTATATTTTTTATTTGGTCTGTTACTTCTTGTCCTCCTTTTGCAAAACCTTCCGTAACAGTCTTTAATCCTATTTGTGCTAGTACCATTTGACCTGCATTCATAGTTCCACTCTGCCATCCTGCCTGATTAGCGTCAGATATACCTGCAGGTATTGGTAAAACTACAGTTCCTATACTCTTTCTATTTCTAATTCTACTTTCGCCAGGACCAAACTTTCCATTCGCTGCATTATTTCCTACTCCTTTTGGTTCATACTTTAACATATCAAATTTTATTATATCATGTTTTTCTTGTCGTAATGTTTCAGGGTAAACAAGTAATGCGTCAAATTTATTTCTAGTTCCTGCAGAATCTTCTGATGCCCCAAAGAAATTTTTAGTAGTGCTTGCTGCCGAACCACCACCTTTCTCTCCATCACTTACACTTACTTCATCTATACCATCATTAGTTGCTTTATTTTTATTGTTGGATATATTGTTTAAATTTTCTCTTTCCTGTGAAGTTGTTGCGAGTTCAGATTGTATAGAATTTATTTGATTTGATGACGCTGCTTCTACTGCTCTTGAGTTTTGACTGGCAAGACTTCCAAGAGAAGTATTTGTGACATATGTTACTTTTGATTTATTAACTGAAGTTCCTATGGTTATACCACCGCTTCCACCTGCAGTTTCATATGCTATTATTTTTTTACTATATGAAGGTGGAGGTCCAATAGTTTTTGTGACCTCTGTGGCAATATATAATTTTTGATTTTTGAGTTTTACACCGTCGCTGTTTGTAATTGTTACAGGAACTACGGAAATAGAACTCGTTGCCGAGACTGACATTTATTGGTATCTCTTTTAGTTATTTAGTAGGAATTTTCCATACTGTAATGCAAGTAACTCATCCAACTCTTGATTTTCTACTACATGAAGTTTACCTGCAACCTCTTCCCATGTGTAGTTTCTATATTTTTGCCAGTGAAAGTTCAATCCTCTGAACCCCCATCTAAAAAGACCCACACAAGCAATCAAAGGATGTTGATCATATTGAATATCAGGTGTCTTAGGATTATATATGAAGGTATAGTAGTTACCTGGTTCAGGATACAATGCTTCTATTGTAAAAACTTGCATAATTAAAAGCATTATTTCTTCTGGGTCAGTTGTATTCTCTTCTTCAACTAATTTTTTAAGTTCATCCACTCTTGAAGTTGGGTTCTCTTCTATCTCTACTTCTTCTTGAAACCCAAAACTATCGGTGTTTTGTTTTGCAAGGTCTCTTTCTTTTCTTTGTTTGATTGTTTTTCTTGGCATTATCTTATACCCAGTTCTCTTTCTGTGATAATCTTAAATTCAATTCGTTTATCTTTACACCACTCATCTGCTGCTTGCCACTTTGCTTGATTAGTTGCATAGGTTTTGCACTCATAGAGATAAGACTTTGTGACGTTTTTCTTTTTCTTGGGAGGTTTTGTTTGCCTCATAGGTTTAACCTCGATAACATATGTTTTGACATCACCTGTTCCTTCCTTTACTTTTATAATAAAGTCTGGAAAGTAACGTCTAACCTTACCATCAGGGGCACGATATGGTATGAAGAACTCTTCGCTTCCCCATTGTATAATGTTCTCGTTTATATCACACCAATGACAGAACCTTGTCTCCCAAGAACTACGACATATAATATTATTCACATCACCTTTATACTTCCTTGGTTTAGTTGGTTTAAAGATACTCTTTTTACTTTCAGCCATCTCTTATACATAATATATAAGGTCAAATAGTATTTATAGATGCCAACTCCAAGGTCAGTCTCTAAAATAAAATCTGATTTGCTCCGTCCAGCAACTACTTCTCATTTTGAAGTAGAACTTAGCATACCAAGTGGACTCAGGGGTAAGTATAGTGGTGATAATAGACAAGGTAAAATGCAATTAATGTGTTCTGAGGCAAGTCTACCTGGCTCATCTTTAGCAACACATCAGATTGATAATAATTTTCATGGCGTAACTGAGAGACATGCGTACAGAAGATTGTATGAGGATAGATTAGATTTGAATTTTTATGTTGATGCAAATCAATATCTACCAATTAAGTTTTTTGAGGATTGGATATCGTTCATAACAAATGAGGATAAGAGGGATGCACTTGCTAACTCATATACTTATGATGTAAAATATCCAGATACCTATACCGCATCTGGATTAAAAGTTATAAAATTTGAAAAGGACTATAAAAGTTCTATGACATATCAGTTTGTAAAAAGTTTCCCGATACAGATAACTTCCATGCCTGTGTCATATGATGGGTCATCTTTACTGCAGTGTAATGTTTCACTAACTTACTTAAGATATGTTGTAGGAACTAATATAGTTGATGTGTATAATCCTGTTAGTGCATTGAACCAAGCAAGATTTAATGCAAGAGGTATAGTTGGTGGATTTGTTGATGCTGCTGTAGACAGACTAACAGGAAATGATTTGCTTGGAGATATCGCTGGAGGTATCGCTGCAAATCTCCTCTAAATAAACATACTGAACTTGTCATAGGATATTATGCCTTTACCAAAAATTGCAACCCCAACCTATGAGTTGGAGTTACCCTCGACTGGAAAATCAATTTCTTACAGACCATTCCTTGTAAAAGAAGAAAAGGTTTTAGTAATTGCATTAGAGAGTGAAGATACAAAACAAATAACAACTGCAATTAAAGCAGTGTTGAGAAATTGTGTTCTTACAAAAGGAGTTAAAGTAGAATCTTTACCAACCTTTGATATAGAATATTTGTTTCTTAATATTCGTGGTAAATCTGTTGGTGAGGAACTAGAAGTAAACATTGTCTGTCCTGATGATGAAGAAACTAATGTTCCTGTACTCATTGACCTTGATGACATACAAGTTCAAAAAGATGATGGTCATACCAATAAGATTAAATTGGATGATAACTTAATGATGGAAATGAAGTATCCTTCATTGGAGCAATTCATTAAAAATAATTTTGAGTTTGATGAAAAGAATGCGATGGACCAATCTTTTGATTTGATTGCTACCTGCATCGATAAAATTTATACAGAGGATGAAGTTTGGGCAACTGCAGATTGCACCAAGAAAGAAGTGAAAGAATTTTTAGAATCTATGAACTCATCTCAGTTCAAGAGTATTGAAAAGTTTTTTGAGACTATGCCTAAATTATCTCATACTATAAAGGTAAAAAATCCTAAGACTAAAGTTGAAAGTGAAGTTGTTTTAGAAGGGTTAGCATCTTTTTTCGCTTAGGTATGGTGCATATGAGTTTGTTTAATTACTTCAAACTTAATTTTGCCTTGATGCAGTATCATAAATATAGTTTGACAGAGATTGAAAATATGATGCCTTGGGAACGAGACATCTATGTGGGTCTTCTCCAACAACATCTTGAAGAGGAAGAGTTAAAACGCAAGCAGCAAAAAGCGAATGCCTAGTAACACACCAAATATAATACAATCTCTAAGGTCTGCACATGACCCTCATTTTAAATTGTCTGGGAAAGTTGGTGGGTTAGAAAATAAATTAACGGATCAAGTATCTGAAATACATAGAACATTAAGCAAAACCTTTGTGACACAAAGGAAAACTTTAGTTCGTGTTCTTGGTCTCGAAGGAAGGGTTAGTGAATTAGAATCACAACAAGCAGCAGAGGAGCAAGCAAAGGAGGGTATAGATGATTTATTAGGAGACATACTTGGAGAAGATACTCAAGAAGAAGTGAGTGAGAGTGAACCAGAAGTAGAGATAGGTGGTACAAAAACAAAAACAAAACCAAAAGCAAAGAAAAAACCAAGAAAGAAAACTCCTGTAGCTAAAAAGGCAACTAAACCTAAGAAAACTCCTGTAGCTAAAAAGGCAACTAAACCTAAGAAAAAACCAAAGATAAAAGCTACAAAGAAAAGAATAAAAGCAGAGAATCTAAAGAAGGGAACTGTACTAGACGATGCTTTTAAAGCACGAGTGATGGGAACAGATTCATCAGGACAATATTTAACTCCAGAGGAAAGAAAAAGAAGATTTAAGTTTGGTGATACTCAACCAGCAGGAGTATTATCTGCAGAAACATTACAACCATCTTTAGATACAGAACAGATAGGGCAAGCAGAGGGTGCAAAAAAATCTATTGGAGCATCTCCTGTCAGTGATGTATTGACAAATTCCCTGAAAGCAATTGCAGGTTCTCTTGACAATATAAAAAGTATTCTAGGTGATCAAAGTAAAACTCAACAAGACGCACAAGAAGATGCAAGAGTAGAAGGTGAACAGAATAAAGCAAAGAAACAGGAAGGTGCTCTTGAAAAAGTTATGGGTCCAGTTAAAAATGTTGGAGAGAAATTACTAAAACCTTTTAAGAGTATACTTGAATCTGCCATAGAGTTTTTAAGTAAAATATTTTTTGGTAGGATTGCCATCCAGTTGTTTGATTGGTTTACTAATCCAGAAAATATAAGTAAAGTTACTAGTATATTTAAGTTCATCAAAGATTTTTGGCCAGCGATAGTGGCAGCCCTTGTAGCATTTTTACCAGGATTATTAGGTCCAGTTGGTGTCATAGCAGGTATCACTGCATTATTACTTTGGGGAGTTCCTAAGATAGTAAATGCTGTTAAATCTATATTTGGATTTGGTCCGAAAGTTGATGATGTAATAAAGAATGAATCTAAAAATCTCAATAAGGATATGAAAAACGTCGAGAAAGGCGTTAATGATAAATTAAAACCAGAGGATGATGTAGATCAAGCAACAACAGAAACTAATGTAGACACTCCTGATGCAGAACTATCGGAGATACAGAATAATAATCAGGAAGTAAGTAAAGAAATTGACAAGGAATCAGTTCCTGCGATGGCAAAAGGTGGCCCTGTAATGAGTCAGGATGGTGGTAAAGTAGAAGGACAAAAAGGGGTAGATAAAGTTCCTGCAATGCTTACTGAAGGTGAGTTTGTTATGAGTAAAGGAGCAGTGCAAGAATATGGTATGGAAACTCTTGCAAATATGAATGCTGCTGCTGGTGGAACTAATAAACCAAGCATGGTGAGTAGTAGTAAATCATCAAAAACAACTAATATTAAAAATAGTAAAAATTATTATGGTGGTGGTTCAGTTGGTGGTGATAGAATGTCATATTTTGGTGGTGGTTCAGTTGGTAGTAATAGAATGTCATATTTTGGTGGTGGATTTGTTGGGAATATGAAAAATAATATTGGTAATTTTACTTCCAATATGAAATCGAGAGCATCATCCGTTACTCAATTTGTTCATCATCATAAAAGAGATGGTAAAAATTCAGCACAAATAGCAGCAAGTGAAAGTAATTCTAGAAAAATAAATCCACCAAGCACTCCGTCATCAGCACAAACAATTAAACAAAACGCACAAAGAAATAGTGCTACTTATTCTGGTAGTGATATGCCAGCCAAAGGTATACCTAACTTTGATGCTGATTTGATGAGGTCGCAAAGTAAAATTAGAGTATTAGGATTGTCAGTATAATGGCATTAGGATTAGCACTCAAAACAGTAGGTGGAGCACTTAAAGGTGGTGCGAAGAAAATTGCTACTGATAAGTTATTAAATAGAAAGAAGAAAACTGATGCTCGAAGGCAGAGGGCACAGCAGGTCATGGGTGGTGGTGAGGAGAGTGGTGGAGCATTAGCGATCAGACCAAAGACATCTATGGTTCCCTCTCCTGCAGGTGCAATTCAAAAGTATAGTGGTGGTTCTGATGATAAAGTAAAATCAAATGACTCTGCGGAAACTTTAGCATTAAAAATAAAGACATCTATAATATCTGTAGAAACTCTTCTAGGAAATTCTGTTGCTTTTCAAAAGAAAAAATTGGATGAAGAAAGAGAAGCAAGAGATCAAAAGAAATTAGCAGAGCAAGAAAAAGAATTAGAAAAGAAGGAACCAAAACAATCTAAAGGAAAAGGATTAAAACTCAAATTACCTGGTGGTGGTATACTTAATTCTATTATAAAGTTTGTATCTAATATTCTTTTTGGATATGTAATGGTAAGATTGGTAGATTTTTTACCAAAGTTGCAAACAGCATTGCCTAAAATAGGAGCGTTTGTTGATGGATTTTTAGATTTTTCAGGAAAGGTTCTCAATATTTTTGCAACACTGATTGATTTTGGGTACAAGTTAGTTGAGATGGGTCAGAATTTAGTTAAAAATCTTTTTGGTGAAGAGGGATTGGCGAAATTTAATATCTTCATGGATAATTTGAAGAATTTGATTAACGGATTTATAGCATGGAAATTAATAGGAGAAAAAATATTTAAAGCAATTGTATCAAATATAAAGGGTGCTTTTAATCTTGCTAAAAATATTATTAAAGGTGCAGTAGGTATCATAAACAAATTAACGGGAGGTTTACTTAGCAAAACTGCAAGCAAGTTGGGTGGACTGGCATCAAGTGTTGGAAGAAGAATTGGTGTTGGTGCTAAGAGAATTGCAGGAAGAGGTGTTAGACAGGGTATAAAGGCTGCCACGAAGACTGGAAGCAGTTTAATGAAAAAGGGTGTAGGAGGACTAGCAAAGAGAGGAGCATTAAAATTATTTGGTAAAGGTGCTGTTAAAGCTGCGTCTGGGTTTGCTAAAAAAATACCAATTCTAGGTCCATTAATAGTTGGTATTATTTCCATAATGTCTGGGGAACCAGCAAGTCAAGCATTATTTAAAACTTTTGGTGCTGCTGCTGGTGGTTTTCTAGGATCATTCATACCTATTCCTATTCTCGGAACTTTGATCGGTGAAACGATTGGTGTGTATATTGGTGATTTACTCTATGAATTAATATTAGGAAAGGGTGCAGCAGCAGTTGGAAACAGAATGAAGGAAGATTTTACTAAGTTGTTATCAGGTGGTAAGGTAGTTTTCAATTGGTTAAAGGATGGTGTTGGTAGATTTCTAGAGGGATTACCTAAAGGTTTTGGTTTAGCTCGTTTTATGCTTAACCCTAATCCATTACCTAAAGTTAAACTCATGGGTAAAGCTTTCTTTTCTAGAGAACCTATGAAAGAGGTGAAGGATGATGATAAGTCAGCAAAATTATCAAACAAACAAAAGAAAGATAGTAATAAAGTTGCAGATGATGTAAGTAAAAAAGCAACCTATGAAGAACCAGAGGTTGAATTAATCCCAATAGAGATACCACCACCACCTTCAAATACAACTCAAAGTTCTGATAGTATAAATGTGTCGTCAACAAATTCATCTAAAGAGGACTTTGCTGAGTCCTTGTACATGACAGGTTAAATAGTAATATGAGGAAATATAAATGACACAAAAAATACCAACACGTAATGCCACTCCTGCTTTTGTAGAGGGTATAAAAATTGTATCCAATCAGGATGAAAGTAGAACAGTTGATGTTGCTACTGGATTAGTTCGATTGCAATATTATGAAAGCATTCTGCAAGATTCTGTGAGAGCAGTAGTTATATATGGTGATAGTGGAAGTTCTATTGATGATAAGACTGTAATAGATGGACTTCCTATGGTTGGACAGGAAAAAGTTAGAGTAAAATTTACCGATAACAATGAAAACACAATTGATATTGAGTTATTTGTAAATAAAATAACACCTTTCTTTGACGATACTACACGTTCTGGTGTTGCAATTGACTTGGCATCAAAAGAATTTATAATGAATGAGAAAGTAAGAGTTGCTAGAAGATTTGATGGTAAAATATCTGAACATGTTAAAAAAATACTAGAAGAAGTTCTTAAGACAGAAAAGGATTTGGATATTGAAGAAACACAAAACAATTATAATTTTCTTGGATTGAATAAAAAACCATATTACATGTTGAACTATCTCTCAAAGGCATCTGTTCCATCTACTCAAAATTCAGATGGTAACACCGCAGGATTTTTTCTCTATGAAACATCAGAAGGATTTAAATTCAAATCAATCGATTCATTACTAAGTCAAGAAAAGAAAAAATCTATTATCTATAATGAAACTCCTGATGGTGATGGTGAAAACATACCAGAGGGATATGATATGAAAGCATTATCATATGAAAAGGATAATGCAGTAAATGTACAAAACAAATTGCGAATGGGTGCATACTCAACTCGTACAGTCGTTTTTAATCCTTTTGATTGTGTTTACGAAGTGTTGACTAATGATGCAACAGACATAGAAAAGAAAGAGGGTATAAAGACTGCTGGAAAAAATTTACCAGTTCTTAATAAAGAGTTTAATCAAGAGGGTCTTTCAAAAGAATTCTCAAGAACTATGTTCATGATGTTAGATACTGGAACTTTACCCACGGGTTCTAAAGGAGATAATAAACCAGTTGACACCACGAAAGATCAATTGTCTGAATGTGATAAGCAAAATTATGATGCTAAAAAAATTCTTGCACAGTCTGTGATGAGATATAATCAGTTATTTGCTGCAATCAACACAATAGTCATAGCAGGGGACTTCTCATTACACGCAGGAGATGCTATATTTGTGGATGCACCAGAGTTACAGACTGAAACTAAAAATGATGATGTGAACAAGGAAAGTGGGGGTCTATATATTATAGCAGATTTATGTCACTTCATAACCCCAAACGAAACTTACACAAAATTAAATTTAGTGCGAGATACTTTTGGTCGAAAAGGTAAACCTACTTAAATAGATACCCATGACGAACAACGCATACATTGATCCAAAGGATCACAAAGAGCATATCAATCATGGTATGTTAGAATATACAGAGGAAGATTTAAAACTTCATAATGATGCTTTTCATGCACACACAGAAGATGAAGTGGATAAGAATGATGCAAAAATAAATGATTGGCATGAAAGGCATGAGGATCAGCATTTAGAACTTTTTTGTGACAACCATCCAGATGCATTAGAGTGTAGAGTATACGATGATTAATAGATGATGGAAGGAGGTTCATTATTTAACACAGGTTTCTTTGGAAGCAGTTTCTATTGGTGGATGGGTCAGATTGCTGACGATTCTACTTGGAGAGATAATGAGCTTTCTAGTAAATATCCTGATAGAGATACTCCTTTAGGTTGGGGAAAAAGATATAGAGTAAGAATTATTGGAGTACATGATAAAGAAGAAGAAACAATTCCTTCTGATCAATTGCCTTGGGCAAATATCATGTACCCCGTTACTGCTGGTGGTGGACAAGCAGGTTCGCATCAATCTGCAAACCTCCGTCAAGGAATGTTTGTGTTTGGATTTTACATGGATGGACAGGACATGCAGGTTCCTGTCATCATGGGAGTGTTGGGTAATAATTCCAAAACTCTACTAAACACAAAAATTGGTAATGATGAGAGTAATTTTTCAGGAACTAGTGGAGTTGCTCAGGGTCAAGAGGATAAACAAGGAACAGAAAAAGAACCTATTCCAGACAATGAAAAGGTTATAAAAAAACCAAAATCAAAAAGTGATGCAAAAGAAGAATCTATACTAGATTCTGGTGTTGATTTAAATAAATTTGGATTGCCCTTTAATTTACCATCAAATCCTAATCAACTAGCAGATCTTAATGATGCTAAATCAGAAATTGAACGTATTAAAAGTGCTCCTGAATTAACGAAAAAATTTTTTAATGTTGAGAATGTAGATGAGATAACTCAATCAATGGAAGATAACTTTATACAAAATAAAGTTGTCACTTCTATGAGAAGGAGAGTAGCAGGAGCAAACAAACCAGGTTCTCCCTCTCAAGCAGGTGCTACTATTGAGTCTGTAGATTGTTTGCAGATGCAAACAGCAGAAACTCAGAAGAGAGAAGACAAGTATCAAGAGAAAACTGTTTTAGTAGTTCCAGATGATACAGTTGGATCTGCGGTAAAGGCTATGCAAACTATTTCAGAAAATCTTGCTAAGAAAACTGAAAAATACTTATCTTCTTTTAGTGATTATGCAGATGCTGTTTCGGGAGGACCAAATATTAATACACTTACTAAATTAAAAAAAGATTCTGCATGTGCAATGTCAAAGTATATGAAAATAATACTTGATAAGATGATGGAATATACTAGTAAGACATTGAATGAAGAGATAAGTGAAGCTATTTCAGACATGCCTTCCTGTATGAGATATCAAATGGGGGACATGATGGATATTGGAAATGAAAAATTACTCGAAAAATATAATGAGATAACAAATGGAATGTGTGGATTATTAGAAAGTATTTTAGAAGAACAGATTGATGTAAATTCTCTTCAAAAACAAGCTGAGGAAAACGCTGCAAAAGTTGGCATAACTACAGAACAAACTGTGGTTGATCCAGAAACTGGAAGATTGATACAGAGATCAATTTTAATAGAGGAGGATGTATCTCATCCAAATGTTCCAATTTGTTCTGCAGAAAGTATAATAGGGCAAGCTATATCTAATGTTAAGGTTGGTATTACAAGTATTAATAGTCAAATTTTGGACGGAACAAATGTTTATTTAAAAGACATTAAAAGTGAATTAGAAAGATTAGATGACGACCTTGTTGAAAGGGTTCAAACAAATACTGATGCTGGTAAAGTTTTAGAAATAACTGATGAGGAAGTATTAGATGAGGTTAGGGGTGGAACATTATATAAAACTACATCAAGAGTTGGAACTATATTTAAGAATAGTACAGATCCTAGTAGATCACCTAACCCACCAGTTGGATTTACAACGGCAGAAACAACAGGACAAGGACTTACTGTTGACATAACAGTATCTCTTGGTGGTCTCGCTGGTTTTGGAAATGCAGGAGGTGCAACTGACTTTGAATTTTTAAGTCAGGGAACAGGATATACAAATCAAAATGCTGTTAATTGTAATGGTGGATCTGGAACAGGTATGAAAGTTAATTTAGTAACATCTGCTGGTGAGATTACCACAATGTTCGTTCATACTACAGGAACAGGATATAAAAAAGATGAAGAACTTACAGTGCAAGCAGGAAACTTTGATGCAAAATTTACTTTAACTGCTGTTGAAGGAAAGATAGATGATGGTGCTATTAAAATTAATGAGGGTGGTAATGGATATGTTGTAGGAGACGTTTATACAGTTCTTGGTGGTAGTGATGATGGTACTTTCATGATTATTTCTATCAGTGATATTGGTGATAAAGTTGCTACTAATACTTCATCTCCTAAAAAATTATCTAATTCTGGATTCAATTTGAGTAATTTAGTTGGTAATGTAACTTCTGCTCTTAACTTTGAAAATATAACTGCAAACGTGTTCCCATTTGAGTTGCCACCAAACCCTGCTGTTTCTGATTTCTATACACTTGCAAATGGTGGAGAGGGTCAACCAGATTTTGAACTACCTAATTTTGCTCAGTTACCAAAACAAATAAATGAAGGAGCTAAAATAGCAGCAAAAGAAGTTATTCCTTTCGCAGAACCTACTTTAAAGAAAACTATAGATTTGGTTAACAGAACAACAAATATTGCTTCAAGTTCTGTTCCTACAGAGGCAGGACAAGCACCTATTACAAATAATGTGGCAACTGGTGCGGTTAGTTTTGATGCATCTTCATCAGAAACAGCAGCAGATACTTCTTCATCTACTCCCACTAGTGGTTCATCAGGTGGTTCATCAGGTGGTGGAGGAGGCGGTGGAGGTTATTGATAAATATTGAATATGACAGTTACTAATTCCTCATTTGACATATTTGGAGATCCTCAGAAAGATGATATCCGAGTTGGATATATTTCTCCTGATAGAGGATTAGTTTCTAATGTCACAATATGTGAGGCAAATGATTATGCTAAATTAAATCCTGGTACAGTTTTTATTTTTAGAGATAGAGAAAAGATACAATATTTGGGAATAAATGAAGTAAATAAATTAACAACAAATGATTTACTTACAACTGTTGAAACATGTGATGGTGTATCAGTAGCAAAAACATGTAGTGGTTCAGAAACTCCTAAAGTTATATTTGGTGGAGGTGGTGGTTTAGGTGCGAAAGCAAATCCAGTTATCGTTGGTGGATCTGTCATAGCAGTAGATTTAATAGAAGGTGGTTTTGGATATCAATATGAACCTATAGTTGATGTAAAAGATCCTTGTGGTGTTGGTGCTGGTGTGGTGGCAAAGGCAATAATGGATGAACAGTTTACTAAGTTTGTTGTGTATGATGATGAAGACGATTTTGAAGATTATAAAATATGTCCTCAAGTTCCTATCACATATGGTACTAAATTTTCTCCATCAGGAAAAGTAATTGGTAAGTGGAACCCTGAAGAATATTTAAACTCTGGACAGACACCTTTTCAAAAACAAATTCAAGATTATATAGAATTTTTAAATGCACCAAAAAATCCTTTCTGGACTAGTAGAACGGAAAATCCTAAGAAAGTTACATCTAAAGGAAATATAACCAGTGCTAAGTATGATGTAAGTCACTGGGCATGGGGTGCGAATGTAGATCCACAAGGAGAATATGATGAAGCAGCCGACTCTGATAAAGGTAATATTGTTAATGATAGATTGTGGAAGTTTGGAGTATTATGGAGAACTGATTTAAATAATTTCATGAATGCTCATGCCATATCACCCATTCCAATGTCGAATGTAAAGGATGAGGCAAATACAGAATATTATTTTGAATGGGATGTAGAATTTCCTTATCCTGGAGATTATATTTTTAAAATACAATGTGATAATGAAGGGTCTTTATATGTTGATAATAAAAAGAAAGCTAATTATAAATTAGGAACAGGTGGTGCAGCAGGTAATATATTATCACCACCAGAAGAAACAAAAGTAACGATAGATAAACGTGGATTTAAGAAAGTACGAGTTGACCTTACCAATTATCCTAGAACACAAAAAGTTGCTAAAGCACAAGAGTTAAGTGATTTTCCAACTAGCAACAATATAGAATTTTCAATATCAACTGCTACTCTTTTTGGGGCATCTATAATCATTGAAGGTTTGGATATTAATTTAGAGAAAACTTATGGTGCTGATAATAATGTAAAAGAAACCTTTGAGAGAGAAGTTGAGTTTGGAAAAGTTTATGATATCAAAATAGTTAGTAATAGTAAAAAAGGTCAAAACAATAAAGCACAACTAAGAGTCAAAGGTGATAAGGTTCTTGAAATGGAAGACATACCAAACACCACTGAAGGGGGAGGTGGTGTAGGAGTATTTTTTGATGACCTGATTGTATCTGTCAGTCAAGGTAGATTCTTTGATATTAATGGATTAAATTGTAAATTTACTTTGGGAGAACCTAAAGCCACGACAGGAACATCATCTCAGGTAGAGGGAGAGACAAGGAGAGTATTTAATACTATGGAGTTTATTGATAAAGCAAACAGAGAATTATGGAGAACTAATACACTTAGAGAATCTCAAAGAGAAAATAGTGCAGAAGGATTTTTAAATCGTTATGGCGTTTCTCCGTTTGATACTACAATTGAACATGAAACAAGTTATCCTGGTACGCATACCATTAAATGGCACAATGTAAACTTCCCGATATCTGGTGAGTATGATATTGGTGTTGCTGTTGATGATAATGTAACTTTGAAGATTGGTGATGATGTAAACATCTTTAAACAGGGATTTTTTGAAGGAACATCAAATTCAACAGGTTCCAGTTTGTATAGGAGATTTATAAAAGCAGGTAATTATACGATTGTAGCAGAATTAAATCAAATTCCTGGTGGTAAATTTGGATTAGGACCAGATGATAATCCTATGGCTCTTGCCATAAACATATCAACTTCTTTTACTGAAGTAGATGAGAAAATTTCTCAGTCATGGAATCAAAATCCATTAGGTGTAGCAGTTACAATTGAAGCACCAGAACCTCCAATACCACAAGAACCTGTGCCTATACAGGAAGGTAGATGTCCCTCTAATCCTTTCTGGTCAACTAGATTTTCTAGTGCCGATGGTAATAAATGGCATCCAGTAGCATTTGATAGTTGGTCTAAGTTTAAAAATCGTTATGGTATGTCTCCTATTCCACCATATTCACTAGAAAATACTTCTGGTGGTGGAAAAAAATATACTACTCAATGGGAAATTGATATTCCATATGAGGGATTCTATAAACTTAAAGCAGAGGCAGATGATAAAGCAAAATTTTGGATAGTGCCAAAAGGAACATCCGTAAACGAACCTACTTTAGAGGTTGGTATTCCTGAAAATGGAATTGTTCCAAGTAAAATGGTTGGACTATCACCTGGTAAACATGATGTTTTCGTAGAGGTTGAGAATTTTTTCCAAGGCACAACCGAAACAATCAGTCAAAGAGTTTTTAGTACTCTTGGATGGGGAGCACAAGGAACAAAGAAACAAATTCCTGATGGTGGTAATTTTAAAGATATAACATTTAATGTTTCCTCTGCTACCTTATATGGATCGCAATTTACTTTATTTAATGGTAGTCTTCTCAATGGTCCCTTGATTAATGAGACAAAAGAATTTGGAGGTGCAAATTTTAACTCCACTCATAATCTCAATATTGAAAAAGGTAAAGTATATGATGTGGTTTTTACTAGTCAGAGTTCTGGTAATAATAGAGGAATAGAATTTACTGGTCTTCATCCTGTGAATAATCCAATCAATGTTACAAATAATGGAAAGAGATTAGCGTTACGTGATGGTGATGGTACAGATATTAATGCTTCTTTCACTATTGATAGTGGTAGTATAACTTTTGCTCCAGATGGTAGAAGTTTAGTTGGGAGTGGTGATGCTACTCTGACACTGACATGGAATGATAGGAGACAAGCTGGTCGTGCAATTGATAGAATTAAAATAGGTTCTGTTGAATGGTTAAGAAGTGGTAGTGGTGGTACAATTACTCGTCAAATTACTGTCGGTGCAACATCCAATAATTCAAGTGTTCAGTTGAAAAATAAGGATGGTGCAGATAATATCGTTCAGATGGAAGATTTCACTGATGAGTCTTGGGATGATATTACATGTTCTGCAACAGATGGAAGATTTTATGACTTCAATGGTAGAAGATGTAAGTTTACTTGGGGTGGCGACTTTAAGGAAATATTAGTAGGAACTTCAAGCGGCACTGCAAAAGATGGTGTTACTTACAGTGGTCCTGATTTATTTCACTTACCTTTTACAGGGTGGGGTTCGTTTATGAATAAGTTTTCGGTTTCTCCTAATAAACTAGAACCAGACTCACCTATTGTTAATTACACTTGGAGTAATGTTTCTTTTCCAGAAGATGGCGAGTATGAGATAAAGTTTCAAAATGATGCACATGCTTCTTTATTCATTGATAATGAAGAGGTTATCATTGGTGATTTTGATACGTTACCAGGTGTGTCTGATAGAGATAAAGCTAATTTTACAGGTGAAGGTAAAATTAAAATAGTTCAAGTTAATGCTGGTGCTCGTACCATATCAGTAAGACCAACTGGTATTGGTACTGGTTTTCATGCGGGAAGAGTTGATACTTTATTCCAACAACCACCAAATTATGTTTGGCAAAATAATCCAAGCGGATTTGCAATAGAAATTAGAAAAAACGTAGAAGTAAGGGGCAAAACAGAAACTGGTGAAGATAAAACTAAATCTTGGATGGAAAATCCAATTTCGGTTGCTGGTATTCTTATACCACCTCCATGTCCTAGAGAAGTAAAGGGAAAGGGTATAGTGAAAGATGTTGATATAATAGAACCTGGTAATGGATTTCCTGAACCTCCTACTAATCCTGTTGGTTTATCAACTTATCCAGTTTCATTAGAAGTTCCTGTTATAATAACAACAGATCCTGGTATTAACTATGATCCCAAAGATGTTGTCGTGGTTGGTGTAAATACTTTCTCAATGCCACCATTAGAACCATTTGGTAAATTACCACCACAAATACCTATTCCAACAGGAATTGGAGTAACAGAATTTCCTGATATTGATATAATTACTGATACAGGTATTGGTTTTAAAGGTACTCCTAAGATTGTTGTGAGGAGAGATCCACTTGATGTTTCAGATGATCAGTTAATACAGGTAACAGATCTTGTTGGGTTGAAACAAACTGGATACTATCAAGGAAGACCCTACTATGGTGCAGTATTCTTTAAAGATGGTCTCGCATATGCAGGATATTATGAGACAGCTGGACAATTAATTCGTGTTTATGATACACTACAAGAAAGTATTGATGGTGAGGTTACAACAGCTCCATCTGCAATCCAGAGACAGGGTACAGATGTAAATAGTAACAATCCAAGACTTAATATTCCTGGTACTCCACAAAATCTTACTGAATAGATATGGCAAGAACTGAAAATTTAAAATTAGATAGGAGTGGTAAAGGTGCCAAGAAAAATTATAATGCAATTAGTTATGGAACGGCACAAGGTCGTGTCCAAATGGGTCAAATTGCCAAGAAGGGTGATGTTACAACAGGAATTGGGTTGCATACACCAGATGCAGAGCATCAATTAACATTAGATATTGACGGTCAAAGAAAAGGATGGACTACATCAATAGGACCAGGTAATTTTCAAGTTGAGTGTGGAAGTGCCAATCAAGAAGCAGAGAACAGCATGATATTAACTGCTGTAAATGGTGACATTGCAATTACAGCAACTAATGGTAAAATAAGATTACAGGGTACTGATATTGAATTAGTTGCTGTTGGTGAGGGTAGTTCAAAAGGTAATATAAAATTAACAGCAACAGAATCTGTCATAAGTAATTCTAAAAAATTTTTGGTTAATTCAAAAACAATGTATAAGATTGTAAGTTCTCAACAAGGACAAGTCATAGCTAATGGAACTCTACAAATGTATGGGAACGTAATTAGAGGAGTTACTGCTGCAGTTAAACACAAAGATTCAAAAGTTGGAGGACAAAAATTCTATGATAAGCAAAATCCAAATGAAGCAGCAAAAAGAGCACAGCGACAGGATCAACAAAACTTTGCTAATTTTGAGGGGGGTTAATTAAATGTCTTTTAATTTCGATGATGTTCAAATTGGTGGTCAATTGCACGTTGGCACTGGTGCTTATGCTGCAATAAAATCTGGAAAATTTAATAAAATAAATGGTTCTGCTGCTGTTGAAGGACCAATGGTTGTGGGTGATCCAGAAGACTTTAATAATAATGATGCAACTTTGATGGTCGGCAAAACTAGTAACAATGACCCCACATGCTCGATGCCAGAGAGTTCTCTAGGTGTGTCAGGTAGAAAACCAACTGCATTAAAAACAAAGGGTAATATGTATGTTACTGGTGATTTATATGTCACTGGGTCAGTTGACTGCCAATCTACAGGTAGACTAGAAGCAAGACACAAGCAAGCAGATGCCTCTCCTAAGAAGTTTGATATAAAACACCCCTCTGAGGATGGAATGCGTCTTGCACACGCCTGTATAGAGGGTGCAGAGGTTGCTGTATATCATAGAGGTAGAGTTAGGAATAAGACGGAGATTATATTACCAGAGTATTGGAAAGATTTGGTTCATATGAATAGTATTAGTGTTCAGTTGCAAGCAATCGGTGCTCATCAAGATATTATTGTGAAGAGATGGGATACTGAAAAGATATATCTTCAGTCAAGAAGTGGCATTCCAATTGATTGCTTTTTTCATGTGTACGCAGAGAGAAAGGATATTAATCCATTGGTTGTAGAGTATGAGGGTGAAACATGGGAGGATTATCCAGATCCTGATTCAAATGATCCTAAATACGAAGGTCAGAATACACGCACACTTTGACAAACTGTTGACTTCATGCTAAGGTATGATAGTATTCCTTAAAATTGTATGGAAGACGAATATGTAACACGATGTGTAGTGGATACCGCACAGAGAAAATTCTATCTTTACTCTAGTGAAGGAGAAAAAAGAGTTGTTGATTGTGATACTGTTGAACAATTCATGAGTGTGTTAAATCTTGTAAGAGATTCATGTCCTGAAGATGTGTTATCGTATGCGGATCCCCTCTGAGGGAAAATCGACTTTTAGTTTCAAAAAAGTCGGAAAAAAATCCCGCCAATTTTTTACGCACGAAGGGTTTTGCATGGATTTGTTCAATGATAAATAATCCATAACAAGAACTATAGTGCTAATAAGATGGGTCTTTCCAGATTAGATAATTTTCTTAAGTCGGCACGAGGAACAATCCTCTATGTCAACCCTAATGATTTGGATGCTACTGATGGCATTGAAAATCGTGGTAATTCACTGACTCGTCCATTCAAGACAATTCAACGTGCATTAATTGAATCAGCAAGATTTTCATATCAGAAAGGTTTAGATAATGATAGATTTGGTAAAACAACAATTTTATTATATCCTGGTGAACACATTGTAGATAATAGACCTGGTTATATTCCTGATGGTGCAAATAATTTTATACTTAGAAATGGTCAGACAACTGATGACTTATCTGCATTTGATTTAACTACAAATTTTGATTTAGAATCATCTGCAAACGCACTTTTCAAGTTAAACAGTATACATGGTGGAGTTATAATTCCTAGAGGAACATCTCTTGTAGGTCTTGATTTAAGAAAAACGAAGATTAGACCAAAATATGTTCCAAATCCTGAAAACGATAATATTGGAAGAAGTGCATTATTCCGTGTAACTGGTGGTTGCTATTTTTGGCAATTTTCCATGTTTGACGCAAATCCTAATGGGAAGTGTTATATTGATTATACCATTAATGAATTTGTTCCTAATTTCTCTCATCACAAACTAACTTGCTTTGAGTATGCAGATGGTGTAAATGATGTCAAAATAAATGACACCTTTTTAAATTATTCAACAGATCGAACTGATTTGGAGATGTATTATGAGAAAGTTAGTCTTGTATATGGTCAATCATCTGGTCGTGCAATTGAACCAGACTATCCAAGCACTGGATTAGACATACAACCTAAAATTGATGAATTTAGAATTGTTGGTTCGACAGGAAAATCTGTTGGAATTACTAGTATTAGATCAGGTGATGGCACAACCTCAACAACTCAAATTACAGCATTTCTTAATGATAGCACATTTACAGGATTAGACGTAGATACTCCTTTTCGTGTATCGGGAGTTACGGTTGATGAATATAACGGAAAATTTGTTGTAGCAGAAAGACCAACAAGTGATTCTGTTGTTTATTCAGTTCAAAATGCTCCACCATCAGCAAGTCCAAATGCGACTGGTGCAACTATAACTCTATCTTCTGATACTGTAACATCAGCATCTCCATATATTTTCAACGTATCACTTAGATCTGTATTTGGTATGTGTGGATGTCTTACTGATGGTAAGAAAGCCACTGGATTTAGATCTATGGTTATTGCTCAGTTTACTGGTATTGGATTGCAGAAGGATGATAACGCATTTGTACTTTATAACTCAAGCAATCCTCCTACAGGACAATATGATGATAATACAACACCAGGAAATGAAAACTTAAGCACTAATTCAAAAGCAGTATACAAACCAGAATACAGAAATTTCCATCTTAAGGTTACTAATAATTCTGTTGTTCAGGCAGTATCTGTATTTGCTATTGGTTATGCAGAGCACTTTGTTGTGGAGAATGGTGGAGATATATCTCTCACAAACTCCAACTCTAACTTTGGTGCTGTTGCACTATCTGCAGATGGATTTAAGAATGATTCATTTAAGCAAGATGATAAAGGATATATCACTCACATTATACCTCCAAAAGAGGTTGCACTTTCCGAGAGTTCTGTAGAATTTGAGTCTATTGATGTTAATGTAACAGGAACTGCTGTTGGTATTGGATCAACCTCTCATTTATATCTCTTCGATAAGAAAAATGAAGATGTTCCACCTGAAAATGTTATTGAAGGATATCGAGTTGGTGCAAAATCAAATGATACTTTAAAGGTTCTTCTACCAACTGATGGAGTAACAACTGAATATAGTGCCAGAATAGTGATGCCTGGTTCTACCTCTAGTTTTAAAAAGTCATTTGATGTTGATAGAAGCAATACAGGTATAAACAGTATAGGACAATTTAGTGCGGGTGGTTCGCAGAATGTGATTACCTTAACTGCTGCTCATACTTTCCTATCAGGTGAATCGATTAGAATTATTAGTGATAATGGTCAATTACCTGATGGAGTTGATGCAAATACTCTTTATTTTGCGATTACTGATAAAACTCAAGGTTCTGGAATTACAACTAATACTAACATTAAGTTAGCAAAAACTGTAAATGATGCTATAGATGCAACTCCATTAACAATTAATGATAAAGGTGGTTCCTTAAAAATTGAAAGTAGAGTATCTGATAAAACTTCTGGTGATATCGGACATCCAATACAATATGACCCAACAAATACTCAGTGGTTTATAAAAGTTGCTGATGATAACACTATCTTTACCAGAATAGTTGGTGTTGGTTCAACTGGATTGGGAAGTGCAACTCCAAGAACCTTCTTGACAAGAAGAACTGATGATAGAAACGCATTAGATACAATTTATCGTGCAAGATATGTAATTCCATCTTCATTAGGAGGAGATGTTGCTAAACCACCGAGTGATGGATTTATCATTCAAGAGTCTAATACTTCAATAGGATCAACTGATGGTGAAATACAAACCTATTTTGGAACAGGTTCTCTTACTAATGAAAATCAACAAAGAAATTTCCGATTTATTGCTAATGCGGAACACAGTGGTAGTGAAGCAACAATTACTACAGAACTTCCTCATGATTTGTCAGTAGGTTCTTCTGTAGAACTTTTGAATATTAAGAGTTCTAATAATCAAACAGGAATTAGTAATTCTGGATTTAATAATAATTACATTGTTACTGATGTTGGAAGTTCTAAGCAGTTTACCGTTGGGTTAACTACAAGTCCTGGTACTTTTATTGATAATACCTCTACCAGAACTACTTCGTTACCACATTTCAAGAGAAAAACTTTTGATGATACTTATTTTATATACCGACATGAAGAGTCTCAGGAATATGTGGCAGGAGAACAAGATGGTGTTTACTATCTAACATTATTAAATGCTTCTAATAATCCTACCGTAGCACCATTTACTCAAGAAGATTATTCTCAACCAATTAAGGATTTATATCCACAAACAAATAGAGATAATCCTGATTCTGACCCTAAAGCAGCAAGTTCTTTTGCCAGAGGAAAAATAATTGGTGACGTTGTTGTTGATGATGTACAAAATAGCGTAACAAGAGAAACTTTAAATAAGTATCTTAAAGATGGTGGTGTTGGTGTAGGTGTAACTAATATTACATCAAATTCTTCTACTTCACATCAAATTTTCACTGGTGTTGAACATGGTTTGAATAGAATTACCAAAGTAAGCATTGCAAGTAGTGGTGCAAATTATGGTGATGGTAGTGGATCAGGTGGTTCTTTCTATAATGCAAAACTTGTTTCAATAGGTTCTTCTGTAACTGGTGAAGGTGCTACTGCTAAGGTAACTATAGACTCTGGTGGTGGTGTGACATCACTTAAGATAATGGATGGTGGTAGTGCATATGGTATTGGTAATACATTGGCTATTACAGGTATTGCATTTACAGCAGGAAATGTTCAAGCAGTAGTAAAAGTTGATCAAGTTTATAACAATGTTGGTGATGTAGTTAGAGTTGCTGGTGTTTCATCTGATTCTTACTCTGGATATAACAATCTATATCGAATTGGTAATGTGAATGTTGGATTTGCTAAGAGTGTAGATGTTATTTCGTCAAATTCTATAACTGGTTTTACTACAACTGGGACAGGAAGTGTAAGAACACAAGACGCTTATGTTTATCAAACAGGTGAGGCACTTTCCGTTGCTTCATTTACTTACAATAAGACAACTGGTATTGGTATAGTTACCACAACTACTAATCATGGTTTAAAAGTTGATAATAAAATTAGACTCGCTGACTTTACATTAGATTCTCGTGGATATAATGGTAGTTTTGTAGTTACAGAAAATAGAAGTTTAACTTCATTCTCGATTAATTTAGGTGTAGGTACATCTGAACCTGCTACTCAAGGTTCTCCTTTTGTATACCGAGAAGGATATGCATCTAATCAAGGTATTATCACTCCAGAAAATGAAAGTTTAAATGGAAGAATGGTTCCTACTTATAATGGAACTACAACTACATTGTCTGCAGATGTTGTAAATGCAACTATAGATGAAGTCGCATTGACTAACATCGCTAATTTGGATATTCAAATTGGAGATTATCTAACCGTTAATAACGAAATTGTTAGAGTTAAAACAACGACAGACTGTGCATCTGCTCCTGCTACGCAAACTGCTCCACTAAAAGTATTCCGTGGTGTTTTAGGAACAAAACCAAAGTCTCATGACATTGGATCAGTTGTTAGGAAAATTCATATAAGTCCTATTGAACTTAGAAGACACTCAATTATTCGTGCTTCTGGACATACCTTTGAGTATGTTGGATTTGGTCCAGGTAATTATTCTACTGCTTTCCCTGATAGGCAGGACAGAGACATATCACCAAAAGAAGAACTACTTACTCAATCTAAGAGAAGAAAGGGTGGTGTAAACTTCTACACTGGTATGAATGATCAAGGTGTATCATATACTGGTAATAAGAAATTAAGTAGTGTTACTGGACAAGAAGAGATCTTTGACACTCCAATTCAAACCATAACAGGTGATGATATTGGTAATCGCTCGGACCTTAACATTGTAAATGCTACTGAGGGTGCATTTAGCAGATCGATTAAAGTTGAGGGTGGTAGTGACAACAAGGCATCATCTGAATTTAGTGGTCCAATCATCTTTAACAATAAGGTAACTTCATTCTCTGAAAAGGGTATCGAAGCACAGGCATTCTATATTCAAGGTGATCAGACAATATCAAGAAAGCACACGCTGTCTGCAACTCAACCAACATTAGCAGGTAATCCTGGTGATATTGTTTATGCTTCAGATCCTACTGATGGTGGATATCTTGGATGGGTATACACTCAAGATAATGCTTGGAGAAGATTTGGAAACGTAAGTCTTACGATTGATAGTGATAGTTACACCTTTGATAAAGTAGCAATAGGATCAACAACTGCAGGTGATAATACACTTCAAGTAGGTGCAGGTACAACTAGACTAAGTGTTAGTGGTATTGGAGTTACTGTTGGTTCTGCTTTGACCGTAAGCATAGGTGGTGATGCAGCATTCTATGGAAAAATTCAGGTAGGTGGTAGTAACGGAACTGCTGGACAGTTACTGAAATCAACAGGAACTGGTGTAGAATGGGTTGATCCTAGCATAGCAGAATCATGGTCAAGAACTGCTGCTGATAACGGAATATACAATACTGCATTAGACTTTGTAGGTATTGGCACATCAACGCCAATTGCAACGTGTACAATTGGAGCAACTGGTGAAGGTGGAACATCTTTGGTAGTTAACAATAGTGCTCTTTTCCCTGATGAAATACTAGTTAAGAATCTTAGTGTTACTGGAATATTGACAGCATCAGGACTTAATTTAAATAGTTCTACTGGTAATATTGTAACTGGTTCTGTTGATACAACTAGTCTAGATGTTGGTGTGGGAACTATCACTGCATTGAAAACTAATGGTGATAACATTGGTATCGGAATAACGGCTCCTAGAGCAAAATTGGACATTGAAGGACACGCAAGATTTAAATCTTATTCTGAGAACGTAGGAACACTTGTAGTTAACACTGGAGATGTTTTTGTAGACTTGAGCGTAGCACAATCATTTACTTTGTCACCTAACCAAACAGTAAATGCTTTTAGATTGCAGAATATACCTGATGATGCTACATCATTCACAATAAAAATAGAACAACCCTCTTCTGCCCAGACTGTCAATTTGGATCAATTCCATGTTGGTTCGGGAAGTACTTGTTTAGTCAAATGGCCAGGTGGAGTTATACCCGTAGTCACTCAATCTGGAAATAAAACTGACATATATTCCTTCAAGATATTTGATGGTGCTGGATTAAAGTCTGATGCTGCTACGGGAATTGTTTACGGTATCGTAGGAGGTCAGAACTTCGTATAATGAAAAATAGTTTTTCAAATAAACAGACAAATTTGGATCTCAATGGTCCTTATTTGTCTTTTGATACTCAACCACAGAGTGTAACTGGTATAGGAACTAGGATTGGAGGAACAACTGGTTCTACTGTTTCATTAGTTGGAATATCAACTGTTGATTTTAATCCAACAGGCACATCTGCATTTAATCCTCCATGTATTTCTGTTATAGATGAAAATACAGCAAGCACTCAATTTAGTGTCGATCAAGATTGGAATAATTTTTATGCAGCACATCCAAATAGAAAATTTTATTTGATGGATGTTCCAAATTCTGGTGGTTTCTTTGTTAAAACACCAACAGGTATTGGAACGGGTGCTGCACCTATAACAAATTTTACAAAGTTTAATGTTAATAGAGATGAGGGTAATACAGAGAATGCAAGTGATTGGTTTGATTTAGCTGCATTATCATCTCTTCCAACAGGATCATTAGTTACATTATGGGTTGATAGTTCTGGGAGTTTGACTCCCGCTAATGTGCAAGCATCTTTAAATTTATTTTTAGATAAATGTAGCAATGCTGGATTAAGAGTAGAACAATCATCAAACCCTACTGCTTATTTTGAGGAGTATATAGAACCATTTATTACTGAATTGGTTGGAGATCCTGCACCAACAAATAAAGGATCAATTAAATTTCAATGGTACGAAGAAGGTGTAGGTAAATTATCTGATGATAGTCGTACAACAGGAACGGCGACTACAACTCTTACAATATCAAACTTGGTAACACCGACTGATAATGGTAGAAGATTTTTCTTAGAAGCAGATTATGATCCTCAAACTGATGTGAGTATAAGTTCTACAGGTAATGCTCCAAATGAACCATTTAATTCTGGAATAGCAACAGTTACTGTAACACCACTAATTGAGATCACATCTCAACCTGGCATTACATCAACATTTCCTAATGTCCCTGCAGTTATTTCAATTGGTGCAACATTAAGTGACTCATCTTTTACTGATGACTTAACTTTTCAATGGCAATTGGATGGCGATAATGTATCAGATGGAACAAAAACAAAAACATCATCATCAGGAATAGCAGTTACTACAACTATATCTGGTGCGACAACTTCTGCTTTAACTCTGACTAGTGATAATTCTGGTATTGGATATACTGCTAATTGTATTATATCATCTGCTAGTGCTTCCAATTCTCCAATTAAATCTGATGAGGTTGAATATGATGTTAATTCTCTTGCAGAAGTTAACAATCTGAGAATAGAAGCAATATCACCTGATTCAACCACGGCAGATGTGTCTGAGGTGGGATTAAGCACTGATGTTGGATATGCATTTAATGCAACAACAACTTCCGTTGTTGGAGTTAATACTTTTGCTTATAGCATATATTCTCCAGATAAAGATATGACTGTTGAAATAGATTTATTTGGAGGAAAGGGTGATAGTTTTGGATCTAATAGTGGTGGAGAAGGTGGTTTTTCTACTATTCAGTTTACAATGAATCAAAATGAAGAATATGTTATAACAGGATTAACCGCACCAATCAATACTCCCTTTATCTTCAGAAAGGCACAACTAATTGCATGTGTTGGTCAAGGTGGTGCTGCTGGAGAATTTGCTGATGGTGGAGACGGTGGTGGTATCAACGTTGGTGGACAGGATGGGTTTGGTAATGGAGGAACTGCTGGTGGGTTTGTTTCAGCAGGAACCTTATCATCGAATGGAACCTTTGGTAGTTTGTATCAATCACCAATACTATATCCAGGCGATAGTCAAAATACAGGTGCTTCTGGCGGTAAAACGGTTTCTTGTCCAGCAGGAACTTATTGGAGACAGCAAGGAGTTAGTGCGTGTTCTGATGTTGGGTCTAGTGTTAAATTTAGATTATCGGATGGTAACGAAGTAACTAATACAGCAACCATTGAGAGAGGATATAAGGCAGGTTACAGTATAATACAAACTGCTGGTGAAAGAGGTAATGTAAAAGGAGGAAATGGTGGAAATGGATGTGAAGGTGGAGATGGTGGTGGGTTCCGAGGAGGAGGCGGTGGAGGTAGTGGATATACTGATGGATCTGTAACACTTGTTAGTACTAGGTTGGGTGGAAGCACAACTGATGCTAAAGTGGTTATCAGAGTTGTAAATTAGCTAAATAACTAAAACTATGCACGGGGGAGAGTGAACCCGAAATGGCAGTAAATAAGAATTTTGTTGTCAAGAATGGACTAGAGGTTAACGATAACCTTTTAGTCGCAGACGTAAACAATCAAAGAGTAGGCATTGGAACTTCGGTTGCAAGCTACACCCTCCATGTATTAGGTGGAATAGGAGTAACAGAGGCACAAGTCACTGGTATTGCTACTTTTCTTAGTGACGTTAATATCTTAGGTAACTTAAACGTTACTGGAGATATAAGTTACGATGAGGTTACAGGTAGAAACCTTAACATATCGGGTATTTCTACACTTAATAATTTAATTGTTACTGGAGTATCAACAGTCGGTGTTGTCACTGGTGCAAGTGCTGCATATTTTGGAGATGGTTCTGGATTAACAGGATTAGCACCAGGATTAACAGCAGCAATTGGTATTCAGTCTGGTGGCACTGTAATTGGAAGTGGTATTACTTCTTTAAATCTGGTTGGAATAGGATTAACCTCTGATGTTGATGGCAATCAGGGGAATTTTTATCTTCCTCCACCAGGTGTATCGCTTGGTCTTGCAATCGCTCTTGGCGGTTAATAAATAAAATTAACACAGAAAAACAATGGCAGAACAGTTTTCAAATAAATTAGCAAGAGCAGTCGGAGTTGTGACCACAAGTTCCGCAGGTTCTATTGGTGCATTAGCCAACACAATTACTGGTATCTCAACAGGAGGTGTTGCTGTAGGTGATTTGGTTGACAATACCAACCACATTGCTGGAACTAAAGTAACTGTTGTTGGTGTTGGACAGGTTACTGTTGATCGTGCTTCAACTAATACAGCATCAGCAACAAGTCAAACAGTTAAATTTTTAACCCCAACTAATGTTTATAGTTCTCCTTCTGCTACGAAGAGTATTTTGATTGGTGGAACTTTTGCTAACACTACTAATAACCAAGTTAATTTAACAGTTGTTGTTAATGATAACAGTGCTTCAGTTGATGCATTATTAGCAAGCAAAATTCCTGTTCCCGCAGGTAGTTCTTTTGTTATTAGTGATGCTGGTAAAACAGTATTAGAAGGTGATGATAAAATTAAAGTATTTTGTGATACTAATGGTGGTATTGACGTAAACCTAAGCATTCTGACAGGAGTTAACTAATGGCAGACAGAAGCGGTTATATTGGAAGAGCACCTGGTGATTCGTCGGTAACGATTGCTAGGCAGCATTATAATCCTACAGGGGTTCAAACGAATTTTACGTTTAACTCTGGTTATACTGTTGGACTTATTGATGCTTATCTGAACGGTGTCAAGTTAATTGAAGGTAATGATTATACTGCTTCTGATGGTTCAACAGTTGGTCTTACAACTGCTGCTATTTCATTAGATACTCTTGAGTTAGTTGCATATAAAGCATTTAATTTAGGATTTGTTAATTCTTCAGTTGCAGATTTTACCGTTGGAACTGATTTAGTTGTTAATGGAAATGCTACCTTTAATGGAACTGTCACTGGTGCTACTGTAGGGGTTAGTTCTGCAGGAACAAGCATAGGAAATGCAAAGACACTAAACTTTGTAGGAACTGGTAATACCTTTGCAGTAGATGGAGATAGTGTTAATATTAGTATTGCTGGTGGTGGAGGAGGTGGACTTGGAACTGCTCTTAGTGAAGTTAAGACAGAACCTGGTTCTCAAATCTTTACTACACCAAGAAATACTACTATATCAGCAGGAAGTTCACTCTTTATTGATGTGAGTGCTGGTGATGGAGGTGTTGCCTTCACAAAATTAGGTAGAATTCACGTTGCTGTTGGTGCCACCTTACATGTAGGGTCAGGAAGCACTTTGGCAATGGATGTATTGAACTTATTCATCTAAATATAACACGGAGACTTAGAAGCAAATGTCTGAACTTTGGGTAACAAACGTATACAACCAAGAAGGAGATGGTGCTCCTAATCTACCTAAAGGTGCTATTGTCACTGGTGTTGTAACTGCTACAAGTTTTACTGGTAGTGGTGCAAACCTTACGGGGGTGACTGCAACTGATGTAGGAACTCTGGGAAATCTTAATGTAACTGGAGTTGGAACTTTTGGTGGTAACGTTACTATTGGAGGAACATTAACATATGAAGACGTAACTAATATAGACTCTGTTGGTGTTGTAACTGCAAGAAATGGAATTAAAGTAACTTCTGGAAATATTGATATAACATCTGGTAGTATTAAAGGATATAATCAATTAGTTGCTCCTTATAGTGGGACAACCACAACACTTACAGTTACAGTTGCCTCTAAAGTTAATGGAGAGCACAGATATTTTGGAACAGGAAGTGCTTTAGGATATGTTGTAGATGGAACGCAATCACCTTATATTACTTTAACACCAGGTAGAACTTACAAGTTTGATCAGGCAGATGGTAGTAATGCAAACCATCCAATAAAGTTCTATCTAAATGCAGATAAAACAGGACTATATGAGGGTGGTGTAACTTACAACGGAACTGCAGGTAGTTCTGGAGCATATACCCAGATAGTTGTTAATGATTATACTCCTACGGTGCTGCACTACCAATGCGTAAATCACGGCTATATGGGTAATGCGGTCAATACAAGTTCTAACAGTTCGATGTCTGCAGAGTCATCAAATGTCACCGCAATGGGTGCAAACTCTGTTGATTGTCGAATAGGAAATTACTTTACAAAGACTATATCAGGGGCAACAACATTTACATTCGACAATGTTCCAGCATCAGGAGTTGCATATGGATTTGTAATGGAATTGACATTGAATGGTTCCAATGCAGTAACATGGCCAGGTTCAGTTAAGTGGCCAAAAGACACTGCACCAACAATTACAGATGGTAAGACTCAAATGTTTGTATTTGTAACAGATAATGGTGGAACACGATGGAGAGGTAGTTCACTTGTAGATTATACTAATTAAATATTATGTCTATAGCAAGAAAATTATTGATGTCCTCTGGTGGAAAGAAAGATTCCACATTTGTTGACGATGTGTTCTCCACTTATTTGTATAGAGGAAATGGTAGTGATAATAGAGTCGTTACAAATAATATTGACTTAGCAGGTGAGGGGGGTTTGGTGTGGGTAAAAAACCGAGATAATACAACAGCAAATTATTTAACGGATACTGTCAGAGGTGTAAGTAAAGGTATTAGAAGCAACAACTCTAACGCAGAAACAACCTCTACAGTGGATGCGTTAAAGTCATTCACAAGTACAGGATTTACTGTTGGTACTGGAGGCAATGTTAACGAAACAAATGCAGATTTGGCCTCATGGACATTCCGCAAGGCACCTGGTTTCTTTGATGTTGTTACCTACACAGGGACAGGTAGTAATCAAACTATCAACCATAATTTAGGATGTGTTCCTGGCTTAATACTGACGAAACGTATTGATTCTCATGGAGATTGGATTGTTTTTCATAGGTCATTAGGAGCAACAAAAGCATTACGTTTAGATGCAACTGATGGTAGTTCTACAAGCAGCTCAAGATGGAATAATACAGAACCCACAGCAAGTACATTTACTCTTGGAAGTTATACTGCTCATAACTCTAGTGGTAGCACAAACATCGCCTACCTATTCGCAGGAGGTGCATCAACTGCTGCGACTGCAAGATCTGTTGAGTTCGATGGCAGTAATGATTATTTAAGTATTCCTGATAATGATGATTTTGATCTTGGTACTTCATTTACTATTGAAGCTTGGATTTACCCAGACCCTGGAACTATACAGAGTGGTTACTATGGAATGATATGTAGTCAAAGAAACCCCGATTGGTATATAGCTATACGTGGTGACGGACCAGATCATATGCAATACTATGATGGTAATTCAGCACATCAATCTGCTGCAAATTCAATAAAAGAAGGTCAATGGACTCATGTTGCTTTTGTCAATAATAATGGAACACCTACTTGGTATATAAACGGAGTGGCAAGCACAGATGGATCCTCTAATCCAGCCCCTAATGTGCCTAATTCATCTGGTCCATTTGACATTGGAAGAAGAAGTGATGGTTATTATTTCAACGGTAAAATATCTAATTTCCGTTTAGTTAAAGGAACAGCAGTTTATACATCATCATTTACACCAACTACTAACCCTTTAACAGATATAACTAATACTAAACTTCTATGTTGCAATAACTCATCTACCACAGGTTCAACTGTAACTCCTGGAACGATTACTAATTATGGATCAACAGCAAGCACAGATAGCCCCTTCGATGATCCAGAAGGTTTCCAGTTTGGTGAGGAAGGAGATCAAAATATAATCAAATGCGGTAGTTATATTGGAAATGGATCGTCTGACGGACCAGATGTTTATTTAGGATGGGAACCGCAATGGTTGTTGATTAAACTCGAATCATCAGCATCTTATAATTGGTACATGTTGGACTCCATGAGAGGCGTAGTTGCTGGTGGTGATGATAAGCCTTTTAAGCCAAATACTACTGCTGCAGAAGAGACTTGGAATCCACTTGAATTTACGTCAACAGGATTTAAGTTGACTCATGGTAGTACTAATGCTGTCAATGGATCAAGTCAGAATTACGTCTACATGGCAATCCGAAGACCTGATGGATACGTTGGCAAACCTCCCGAACTTGGTACGGATGTATTCGCTATGGATACGGGGAATAGTAGTTCTTCAGGACCAGCGTTTGATGCTAATTTTGCCGTTGATTTTGCTCTTAATAGGGAATTTGCAGGTGGTGATAGTTGGGCTACAACAACACGTTTGACTGGTAGGAGATACGTGAGGACAAACTCAGCTGACAAAGAAGAAAATCCTCATAGTTATTATTATGATGACTATAATAATGGATGGGCAATAAGTATGCCAAGTAACTATCAGTCTTGGATGTGGAAACGTCACGCTGGAATGGATGTGGTGACTTATCTAGGGCAAGAATTTCAAGGTAGACAAATACCGCACTCATTGAACGCAGTCCCAGAAATGATATGGGTTAAGAATAGAACAAATGTTACAGAAAACTGGGCTGTATATCATAAAGGTGCAAATGGCGGCACTAATCCTGAGCAGTACTATTTAACTTTAAATACAACTGGTCAGAATATTGATAATACTTTCTGGTATGACACTGCACCAACATCTACTCATTTTTCAGTAGGATTTACTCATCCTCAAACTAACCAAGATGGTAAAGAATATCTAGCTTACCTCTTCGCCAGCGTTGACGGCATCAGCAAGTGTGGTTATTATGATGGCACAGGATCTGCTGGACATGTTATTACAACTGGTTTTACCCCTAGATTTTTAATTATAAAGACAACTAATGCTGCTAATGGTTGGTTTACTTATGATTCATTAAGAGGATTGGGTTCTGGTGCTGATCCTTATCTACAACTTCAAGCTAATAATGCACAAGATACTTCTGGTGCTGATGTATTTGCAACGTCATCGACTGGATTTACTATTAATCAAAATTACTCAAGTGTAAACGCTTCAGGACAAAAATACATATATTATGCTCATGCTTAACCTACTAAATAAATAAAAAGATTCTAGAATAATGTCAAGAATTAGAGCTGACAAATTAGTTAACAAAAATGCGTCTGGTGGTCCTGATTTTCCTCTAGGTGCTACCGTAACTGGTATCATGACTGCTGCTGGTGGTTTTGCTGGTTCTGGTGCTAATCTTACCAATGTTCCAGCAACTAGTTTAACGGGAACTCCGAATATTACTGTAGGCACAGTTGGTGCAGGAAACGTTACATCTTCGGGAACAGTTAGTGCTGTTACTGGTAGTTTTAGTGGTAATGTAAGTATTGGTGGGACATTAACATATGATGACGTAACAAATATAGATTCAGTTGGACTTATAACTGCAAGAAAAGGTATAAACGTAACTGCTGGAGTATCGACATTTGCTGCAGCAACTCATCAGAATGCAGGAACAAAAGTAACTGGTCCTTATTCTGGTAATATTACAGCAATGGGAGCAAATGATGTTGATTGTTCCGCAGGTAATTATTT